ATATTCTAATATAACAGATTTAGATTACTTAATAAGTAAAATTTGTAATACCCCTGATAGTGAAGTAGATATTCATTTTGTAAGTCAAACAGAACGATTAGCTTTGTCATATATACAAGATGTGTATGATATAACAAAGCTAAGTATTCCTATTAAAAAAAACGTATCTAAAAAAATATCAATAGAATTAACTGATACACAAAAAGAAAAGTTGTATAGTAGATATAAAAATGATTTTATTTTGTTAGGATATTGATCCATAGGTTTTAATTACACTAAACTATAGATAACCTGTTGTTCTCCACGCTATTCTATCAAAAGATAAATTTTTTAATTTTGGACGATTATGTAATAATCTAAAATTGTCCCAAATTAATATAGAATTTTTCTCTAATTTAGGCGTAATAGAATATTTTGACATAATATCAGAATCCCAATTTTTTATCTTGTTTATTAATTCGTTGATAGTTGTGCTTGTTGTACTATCAATAAAATCATAAGACAAAAATAAGCATTCTTTATTAGAGACAGGATGTTTTCTTTTTATTATTTTATCTTTTATAAGTTTAAAATTTTTATTTAAATAATTTTTTTCAAAACTGTTATTAAAATACCATCCAAATTTTGTAGGGTCATGATCAATTTCATACTTTACATTTTTTAGTTTCATCTTAAATTTAATATTAGATAAGTCTTCAACTATATCATTTAATATAAGATGAGTATCTAAAAATATAGTAGGCACTATTTCAAAGTTTTTTACATTATATAAAAAGGTATATATTATTTTATCTAAGTATGCTCCATCAGCATGCCAATTAATATCTTTGTTATCTAAAAATCCATCCAAAGATACTTTTAATACATCAGGATATTTATGTATAACACTAGATACAGTGCAAAATTGTTTTGTAAAATTTAGCAAATCTAAAGGAGATTGTATGTCAATATCATTGACAACACAATATCCGTTTTCATTTAATTCGTTTAGTACATTCATATCTATGTGGCAACAATAAGTCGTAATAATACTTATACGGTTTGTGTAGACATATTTGAAAAAATGTTCGTATTCCTTGGGTTGTGTTTCTTATGGTATGATATTGTTTTACATTAATTAATAATGGTTTAACGTATGGTGCTTCCGTAATAAAATTAGTTTTATCTTCTTTATAAAATTTCAATGGTTGACAATTGTACATAGGGTAACATAATGCAGCTTCTCTGTTAGGATCTGTATGGCATCTAGATTCTTCAATATAAGATATTTTACTAAAATATAAATCTTTTAAAGAAAAGTTAAAAGGTAAGTAATTTAAAAATGATATATCAATATCTGCTTTATAATCACTAAGGTAAAATCTATTCCATTCTACAATTTTATTTTTACCATTATCAAAGAAAGTCCAACCTTCTTTAAGTTTATGTAATAATAAAGTAAGTTCATAATAATGGCTAGGAAAATTTAAACTTAAAAAAAAATTATTCATTCTTAGTAATATTTATTACAATTGCAAATCCAATGAATTTAATTTCCAAACACTTTGCACAGTATTATAAATTATTTTTATTTCTATAAAACTAAATCTAGGATCAATGTTTACTACTTTGTTTAATAATTTATCTACTTTAGAAGATATGCTGTTAGTCGTAGTTTGGTATTTATTTGTAGTAAAGTAAAATTGCTTTGCACCTTGCAATTGAGCATATTTTACTTGTAATGGTATAACCTTTGACAAAATTCCACTTACTCCGCCAGTAAAATTTTTGTTTACTCTATTATGAGAAAAACCTCTATTTTTAAATTCTTGTAAAGTAGCAATTCTAGATGCTACTCGCCACGTATCTTTATAGTATTCTGAAAAATCATGCGTCGTGCTCATTGCAATAATATTAGACTTAAAATACACTAAAAATAATTTAGATTTAGGTTTATTCATAATATCACTAAAGCTAATATTATTTAATAATTTTTCCTTCTTTGCTTTATCAAAAAAAGTATTTAAATCTTTGTTAGGATAATTTAAATTATATTCAACAATACTTAAATTGTCTTTAAAGTTATAATTATTATTCATTTAGTATAGTGCGGAAATCTTTTTTAAAATCATTATAATTAACTATTTTTTTAATTTTTTCTTCTTTAGTCATCAATTTGATTACTGTAGGTAAAATTTTTTCTTCTGTCTTTATAGCATCTAAGTTTAGTATATTTTTAAAATCCACATAAGGATCTCCTGTTAAATCTTCATATTTTATACAAAAATCGAATTTAAACTTTTTGCTTAATTTATCTAACTTTTTTTCTTGTTGAACTATAAAATTTATAGAAGGATAATGTAAAGTCGAATTGTAGGTAAAATTCTTATAGTTATACTGTCTCTTACTATGAAACACTCCTGTTTCTCTAGCAAATAAAAAACTTAAACATTGATCTTCAAGATCATCTCTTTTAAGTAAAATTTTTATATTTTTTGTATCTAAGTTATTTAAATCTAATATGTCTATGCCAATTAAATGATTTGGAGAAACTTTCAACACATAATTATATTTGGTTTTATTTAATAAATCTAAATTTTTTTTATTTTTTTTTATAACATAGTTTATATCAATATTACTCATATAATTTTGAGTAGTATTTTTATTAGTTAAATTACTAACATAATCGCGGAATTTTTTCCATTCATGCTCTTTATGCTTTAACTGATTATTATCTAAATACCACATATCTAAATGCATATGATTAAAGTATTCCATTAGATATGTGGTTTTAGTATAATGTTTATCTAATAAATTTGCTATGCTGTCAAATACATAAGTTGATCCTGATCTATAATTAAATAGTCCAATTACATTTGGCATATCTTAATATCTCTGGTTTAATTTATTTATAAATATAGCTTTATAATCTAATATTTAATGGATATATGAATAATTTATTCTGTGAGAAACAAAAAAATTTAGAAGAATATTGTCCTTTATTGCGAAAATTATATTATCACATAGAATCTAACCACGAATGCGAATTTATAAGAATTACACATAGAGGTTATTCTGTTGACATACGCTACGTCCTAGATTACAAAGAATTTAACCAAATATTTGAACTAACTTACCTATATCCTTATTCGAGAGAAGTACCAAATAGAATTAGATTTATGATAAACAATGACAGATGGCCAATTCACAAAGATAAAAATTTAGGACTTTCTGCTCAAAAAAGTTTAATTTTTCCTCTTATAAACTGTAACGAAAAAACAGTTACAACTTGGCACGAGCTTATCATTGGCGATATTTACGAAAAATCTAACGCTATTTTTGTTAAAGAACCATATTTAACAAAGATAATACACCAAGAATCATTTATTGACAATACACCAATTATTATAAATGTTAGCGAATGGCATAGTGCAGACAATTACTCTAATGAAAAAAGAGTAATGGCTGGTTTATTTATTGATTAAATAAAACTTGTAAATCTGTGTTATAATTTTTTACTTTCTACTTTTTCTTTTTGGTATTTTAGAATCTGCTGATGATACACAAGAATTTGTTGTACATACTACAGGCTCTGTAAATAATTTAAACCCAGTTTCAATATTTCCTAGTGGTTCATCATGACACGAATAACTTCGCTTTATGCTTCCATCAGGTTCTCTAATAATAATGCCTTGATAACCTGAATTACACATCCAGCCTTTAAACTTATTAAAGTTGAACGCATTAAATCTTTCAGCTTGATCCATATACCATTTCTTTCCTTTTGAGTCTTCAAACTCAATTTGGAAATGTCCTGGCACAGATGAATCGTCCTGCTGTCCTTGTGGAACTTCAAACGTTGCTCTAGGTCTGTCTGCCCACTCACGCTTGGATTCTGTATAGGCACGCTGTGGCATTCCGTTATGTAAGGTGCGTAATTGCTCCTCTGTATAGCCATCTACTACACGGGATGCAGTGGGATCGGACTGTGGTTTTAGCGTAACGTTGATCCCTCTGTTATGTAAATAAAGGGCGTTCTCCCAGTCCCTGTCAAACCATTCAGGTACCATCACCATATTCACTGTCACCTGCACATCGTAGGACTGACAAAATTCTAGCTTATCCGCAAAGTCACTTAAATCGCCCGTAGTAACAACATGCTCTGTATGTAGACTAGCAGTTATAGATGCTCTATGAAACGGCTTAGCGTAGTCTACGTATGTCTTAAACCAGGCTAATGGGCGAGAGCAGTTGCTCGTCATATGAATTGATGTGTAGTTTGTATTTTCTACATCATCTGCTAGATATTTGAGTATATCTAAGTAGCCTGGATGAAATGTAGGTTCGCCACCTGATAATGAAAAATGAAATGAATTAAATCCGTTAGCTCGTGCTTGACGTTTTATTTCATCTATTGTTTTTAAACAAAGTTCTGTTGGTCGATGATCTTTTTTTGTAGTATGAGCATAGGGCCAGCAATAAGAACATTTATAGTTACAGTATCTACCTAACAACCACGATACTGTAAATAAATCTCTATATAATAATGTTCGCTGTCCTAATGACACTACATCATCGAAAGGTATTTTTGTAAAATCATACTGACTCCATTTGAGATCAGCCGAAAAGTCTGTAGAAGGATTATTAATTGCTGATAGGGGTTCCATCCTTATCCGTTAAAATTATCTATAATTATTATTTCATTAAATTTTGGTTTATCTAAAATATCTGCTGTGTAGTAAGTAGGATATGGTATTTTTTTCATTCTATTTACTCTAGGATCAAAATATTCATGATGAAGTTTCCTATCTTTGCCATAACCTACACCAATTACTAATTTACAATCTAATGCACGTTCATCATGATCTATAGGAAACAATTCTTCTATCAACCTAAAATCACAACATTGACAAATTCCAGATTGTATTCCTCGGTTTGCTAAACTTAATGTAATAAAAGCAGTAAATATTCCAATTTCTATATTTTCTATATTTTCTTGGACACGTGCAATCTTACTATCTGTTCTTTTCTGGCCTTTTCCAAAACCATCTAATTTTGCTCGTGCATCCAATTTATTAGACCTATTTGCCCTGTCTGCAACCCATCTACTGTTTAACAACAACAGCCAAGGAGCTAATACTTGAGGGTTGCCTCGATCTTGATCTACATCAAGCGATTCATTTCTATGACACACTGACATTAAAGATTTTCGTCTTTGTTCGTTATCATTACGCCATAATCTTACTTGATAAGGGAACTGCAAATTTTTACTAGGAATATGATCATATACTTCATCCAAAGATTCTACTATTAAATCCTTAGAAGGTATTTCATCCTCACGCCATGCAAATGTAGTATATCGTTGTTCAATCAGTTCTTGCCAATTCATTGCCTCTCCTTTGCTGTAAAAATAGATAAAGCAATTTTGCTATCTACTCCTTTAGAAAGGAAATTAGAACTGCAATGTAATTGATTGCAATTAAAACATAAAATATCACCAACTTTCCAATCTAAAACAGTATTTATTGTTAAACCTTGGAGCCAGCTGTCTTGTAAATGTGTTAGATATTCTTGTTTAAATTCATTATTTATGCCTGCATCTGATAAAAAGAAAACGTCATCATATATTGACAGATTTTTATGAGAAAAAACTGGACGTTCTTTATTGTCATATCTAAAAAATTTAGCTCCTCCTTGATAATAATATTGATTAAACAAAATTAACTTAATATCATCGCTATCTCCAACATATTTTAATGGCAAGCAAAACGCTAAAAAAGCATTGTGTTCTAAATCATCATCATTATGTATTACATGAGGAGCGTTTACATTAAATATAAGTGTTGACGTGACATAAAATTTACCAAAAATACCCTGTAAATAATTAACTAAATCTTGTATTACTAAAGGAGTTTCTCTCCATAAATTTAATACTCGCGGACCTGTATTTTTTTGTATTACTCTGTTTTTATTTTCATTTAGATACCGTAAATATATATTAGTATCAAAAGGACATTCTATACTTGTAGGTGTAATATGATGTTTTTGTATATTTTGAATATCAATATTTGTCCGTAACACTCATTACCTTCATTACATTTTCCCAGGTTTTAGGAATATTCATTATAAGATGAATACAGTTATGCGCCCAAGAATGTGTTCTGTGTGTCTGCCTAGTATCACAATAATACGCAGTAAATTGTTTAATTGGCATTTTTTTATTATGCATTTCCCATTCAAATTGATCCAATGAATACTGATCTGATAAAAAAGCAACTACTCTAAAAGTATTCCTAGTCAACAAAGGTGTATCTTTATGTGGCGGAAAATATCCACCAGCATTTAATTTTACTAAAAAGGTTCTACCTAATGGTTGCCAATAGTCTAACAATGGATGCAAACTTGGTAGCAGATGGTATGCTTCGGTTGGATGACAGAACTCTAACTCGGACAAAGGTCTTCCCATTGCTTTCATGGCATCAGGCATACTTATACCACTTTTAATATCTAATCCAGGAATAGAAAATAAAGGAATGCCTTCTCTATCATTCATTATTCCATCTCGTCGCAGATAAGGTTGCCACATTTTATCTAAATCTTCTAACTCGTCTTCTATGGTATTTTTTATCTTTATAGATAACGGTTCCCAATAATTTAGAGCTTGTAATTGCAATTCACATTTGATGTCTTCCACTGAAGGTTCTACTGATCCAGGATCATCTAACCATCTTTGGTAAAAATTTGCTTGTTTAGCTCTTTTGGCCAAAGGAATCAATGACAGCTCGTTGCCATCTTTATCATATTTTTTATAATCGATACTCATACTAATCTTCCAAATGCATATAATCTTTCATAACAAAAAAAGCAGTTATTACAATGCACCATATTTTCTACACCATTATATTTTTCAATTGGTGTATCCAATCGTTCACAGGAATAGGTATATGGATATAATTTATCAAGCATATAATTAATTTTATAAGCTTCATAACTAGCCATTTTATCACTATGTCCAAACGGCCTCCGTGGGTTTTTAGTAGCGTTTTTTTTAAAATCCCTTGTTTTATCTCTATTCCCTAGTTGCTCGTAAATCATGTTTTCGTCTAAATTCCAAATTTCTTTATTAGACAGTAATTTGTTCTTAAATTCTTCGTTTTCGACATTCATAGTTAAACCACTATAAACAATATCTAAATTAAAATTTTTTCTTGATTCAGCAACTAACTGTTTTTGCCCTGTTTCGTAATCAACATGCGGAAACATCCTTGTCAAATGTTTTGTAGGATATTTTCCTGTAAGCTTTCCAACAATATCAATTATACGCTTTGCTCCGTCAGGATACCAAGGCTTCTTAGGTGTTCCAATTGTTATAACATATATATCTACATCTTTATCTTTAGTGTGCTCGCATAACATATAGTAAACTATAGAACTATCGGCACCACCTGATAATTTCACACCTATGTTTTTAAAATTATCATCATAATAAAAATCTTTTGTAAGCATTTTTTCCTTTTAATTTATCTACGTTCTGCTTTTTCAATAGCATTTAACCCTTTATCTGTTCCCCGTTCGTCAAAAACACCATCAATTAAAAAACGTAACGGAGTCCTAATACCTAATGGGTCCTTCCAACCATCTTCCTGTCGGTGCCAACCTATATGAATACTGTCGGCTTCTTCTAATCCAAAGTCAGCACAAACTTTAGAATACAAATCAGAATAATTTTTCCACCAATAATCAGGGCCAAATTCCTGCATCTGATTTACACCTAACCACATATCAGAAATGTTAGCAAATTGGAAATCATTCATTATAGAAATTGGTCCAACGGGTGTGTTTTTTGAGTATCTAATTCCTATCCTATTAGATCCCATAGCCAGTGCCTTTGATAAAGATACTGAAACTGAATGAATAGCCGGATGAGATACATCAAACTCAAAATTTCTACACTGCCCTAACCATGCTCCGTCAATATGTACAGGAATGTTTAGCTCATTACAATAATTCAATGTATTTTCAAAACCGTTTATCATTCCGCCTGTTATACAAGATGGGTAAGAAACTACTAATACGTCTGTCTTTCTTAATTGTTTATGATTATTAATTTGTTTTACTTTAAAATCTGTTAACCTTCTATGATATTTATACTCTCCCTTAAACGTGGCTATACGACCTTTATATAGCCAATGTAACTCATCTAACTGATGAGTGGTTCCTAGTATAGCATCTCTTCTATCAAATACATCTAAATTTTTATATACTGAAAACTTATGACTGCGAATCCATTTATCAATTTCCGCAAGAAAGTATCCTACATACTCGTGTGTATTTTTAGGATATGTTTCCATACTTAGTGTTCGTTTAAAGTTCCATATTTCAGAACATATCATTGGTCGCTGTCTTCTTGTGCCTAACATATCAAATGTTATATCTTCATAATTCATTTCACACTTTTTTATTATAAAAAATTATTATCTATAGTAGCATTCACATACACTTCCAAATCCTATTAATGAAATTTTATAAGAAGACATATCATTTTCCATTATTTTATCTTCTAAAAACCAATTACTACTATGCCACCTAGCGGGATTAAATACACATGCATTGCCTATTTTCCATTTGTATGCAGAATGTACTTTTAGATCGTTAAACATTCCTTGTTGTAAAAAATTTGTATCTTTTGGATGATATTTGTATAATTCTGCATCGACTATGTTTTTATTACGGTACTCATATATTTTATTATCTTTTTTATATCGCATAAATCCTTGTTTGAAAATTAATTTATGCGGATCAGTTGATACTTCATTATAAAATATAGTATAAAAATCTTTAGAAGCAGGTAAAAATAATGGAATAAAAATACCAACTTCAATTCTACAAGCATCAACTGCATTGGTGTGTGAGTTATTGAAATATACTGTGTCATAATCATGATGAAGCCCTACTGGATGCCTTGCAATAAAATAATCATAACTCCATTCTAAACTACAATTTAACAATTTATTTGTATATTCATTAAGATAACTTTTTTCTTTTATTACTTTTGTAAACGTATTTAAATCATTATTACCAGTATACTTTATATCTTGTGTTTCAAATGCATGATAACTAGCATCTAAAAAATATGATAAATCTAAATCTATTGTATATTCTATCCAATTATCAGTAAGCATGACATAAATCTTTAATTATTTTAACATACTTTTTCTTTTTAAACGCTTCTATACATTTTGATTCTATATGTTTGAGAACTTGAATCTTATTTTCATTTTTTTGGATATTGTCATAATCTATATACTGCGGAGTGTTTTCTTCTGACATAATAATATTTGATAAAGCAGGATCACCATGATAGATTGGATAAAAAGATTTATAATGATTTATAATAAAATTAACTATTTTTTTAACAAAAAAACTATCCCATTTACAGTGCCAACCCGACTGCCCTTCGATAATACGCATTTTTATCCAAAAAACTTTAGTATTCTCACCGTGCCCTAAAATATAAGTTGAATCAACTCTCCTAATTAATTCTATTTGATCAATTAGTTTACTATATGTAAGGTTTTGCCAAGGTTGTTTAAACCATTCTTTATAAATATAATCTCCACAATGATATACCCGTCGCAAATATTTTTTACGGTTATGTAAAAGTATGCAGGTCATTAATTTTTCCAATAATATATTCACATATTTTTTTATTTGAGTCGATACCAGGGTGATCTCTATCTCTTGCAACATCAATAACAAAGTTTTGATTGCCGTATATATCAAATTCTATCAAAGGTACTTTAAATTTTGATAATAGTTTATTTGATTGATATTTTGCTAAAGCACTATACTCCGATACATACTCTAATCCTCTTGTAAACCAGTTCTTACTTCCTAAGTATTTTTCTGTCCAAGGCCCATATGTCTCACGCCCTATAGTAAGCCGATGTTTATTTGGCCATTGTATTATTACTAGTTCTGGTAAACGTTTGTCACTTGTACATAAATGAATTAAATTATCTCGGATTAGATTTGGTGCGCCACCAGGAAAACTAATATTTAAAACTGGTAAGTTATAATTATCTTCCAATAAATTTGAATACCTATGTTCTTCATGTAATCCTGATCCAAATGTATGACTACACCCCAAGACTAAGATATAATTTGAATTTGGTATATCTGCATATTTACATCTATACCCTAATCTATTAAATTTGTATTCAATAGGTTTTTCCAAATATAATCCGTTTTTATATTCTTTTAAAAATTTAACATCCTTTTTATATGATTCACGTTCTCGGTCATAATAAAACGGAATAGTTTTATTAACAAAATCTTGATTAGGTGTTTGGAGAAATGGTTCA